ATCATCATCCCACTCCCTACATATGCACCCATAATGCAGGACTCACAATTTCCTTCCCCATACAAGTCCTGCACTATGGTTGCACTAGCGTGGTTATATGTAATCAGATTCCACGAGCGATCAGCCAAGACTAAATAGGTTTGATTCCTATGCTTGGCAATTATTGTTGGTCACAGAAACTGTAAGAGGTCGTATGTTAGACAATAAAAGGTTTTGTAATTTGTACCTACTAACAACTATACGCTTATATGTCAGCTGTAAACATATGCCACATATAAGCTACCACCGGAAAAGTGGACAGACAAATTACGGACTAAAGGTTTTGTAGCTTGTACCTACTGAACGCTGAAAGGCTACCACCTAAAAAGTGGGGAACAAACAAGTTACACTTTTATTAGACTTTAAACAAAGGAGTAATTATGTCTAAATATCTAAAAGCTGATGAAGAGAAACATCATTATGAAACAGAAGTTCATCAAAAAACTATGCACGAGATCAATCGTGTCAATACATTCAGAACTATGTCAAACGAATATCAAGATATCATACAAAGCAAGTATGCTGATGATCTTATATCGCACAGTAAGTTTGGCTTAGCACAACATTACTATGGTGTTATGGAACATCTAACAAATCTATCGCTACTTGAGATAGAAAACAAATTGTATGCACCAGAGTATGACGAGCGTATGAAAGAAATTGCACACGCTGTAGATGAACTTGAGAAGATTGCAAAATGAAACTCAACATACAACAAATCAATGACTTGCTATACATATTATCTGTGTTTAGCAAGTTTGAAAGGCGTCATTGGGAGGAGTCTGGTAAACCGAAAGAACATATTTACCATTCTTTCAAAAGACTAAATAAATTATTTCCACAGAATAAGGAGGTGAATATAATTGGCGATTGAAGCACTTGAAGAACGCTATGAGTGGGAACAGAATATGGAACTCTACTCATTGCAGTACCTAATCAAATGTGAATACGAAATGAAAGTAATCACAAAATGTATAGGTGCAATAGAAGTGGCGTTGGATTCGTGCGAGAGTAAACAGCTTTCGCAAAGTAATTTTGAACACATCACCACTTCTCTAGTCATACTTAAAGAACAAGCAAAGGGATTAGCTGATCTTTTACGAAAGGAAAAGTATGATGTATTGTAATATAATATAAATCTAATAAAAAACAAAGGAGTAAATATGTTAGATGATATAAAACAAGACTACGAGTTTCCAACAGAAATGGTGGAACTTGAAGCACTAAACAGGACAGATAATTTTGGTAATCAGAATTATTCTGTACCTCCTGATATGGCAAGAGCGTGTGTTCGTACAGATACCGGACAAGTTCTTGGTATTCACGGCAGTAAATACAAACCAATAGCACACAAAGATGTTGTTGATAAAGTTATGCAAGGCGTTGAAAAGACAGGTATGTTTGATTACAAAACAGATATCAAAGTATTTGAAGGCGGCGCAAAGATGAGAGGATCTGTAACATTTGAGAACCTTGTCATTGAACCACAGAAAGATGATATCATAAAGTTTCGTATCAACTTCTTCAACTCATATGACCAATCGTGGGCATTCGCAACTATATGTGATGGCTTACGCTTATGGTGTATGAATGGTTGCACAACACCTGTCAATGCTTCTACTTTACGATTCAAACATACAACGAAAGTAAACATTCAGAGTATTACGGATCGTGTAAAAACAGGTATTGACTTCTTTATGGATTCAGGAGTTGAATACAATCAATGGGCAAAGATACGCTTGACTAATCATTCTGTACAAAAGTTCTTAGAACAAACTGTAGCTAAAACATTCAAGCGTTCATCTAACTCAATACCATTCAATGTAACAAGAACAGAAACATTACTTGAAGGTTTTGATCGTGAGAGTCGTACACTTGGTAATACAAAGTGGGCGTTGTACAATGCACTTACATATTGGTCAACTCATACTGACGGAGAGCGTGGACACGCTATTCGTAAGCGTAGAGAAGATGAAGTAGCTAAAGCACTAGGTTCAAAACAATGGCAAGAACTAGTTGCATAGTAGAATATTAATAGTATAATAGTAGTACGAAAGGGATATATTATGCGAGAAGATCAAATCTTTGATGAAGTCGTTGCAAGGCTTGGAGAGTCTGAAACTATTCAGGAGTTCCGGTATGCAGTACGACCATTCAAACCAACTATAATGTCATCACCACTTTTTCCGAATGCAAGAGCAGAAGGTTCTATTGAGCCATCACTTAAACACGACGAAGAATATAATGCTATAACATTAGAAATGTGGAATGAATTTTGGTCTGAATATTTATAGTATCAAATACAGGGTTAATTTTTACTAAATTTTGTGTCCCCTGTTTTGGTTAGGTTTGGGCGTACCTAATTATGAGCAAACGCCCACTATTAATCCATTAAAACAAAGGAGTATATTATGGATAAGTATAATGTTAACTTAAAGTTTGATCGCAAAACTTTAAAGTTTGGTAAGTCGCCAAACACCTGTGAGTTCATTGATTTTCATTTAGACAATCCAAGAGTGTGGGATCTGTACCTATCGTTTGCTACTGATATGGTTCATCTTGGACACAAAAGATTATCAAGTGAAATGCTTATTAATCGTGTTCGTTGGGAAACAATGGTAGATACAACTGATAAAAAATTCAAAATAAATAATAATCACAAACCATTTTATGCAAGGTTATTGCTATCTTTACCTAAGTTTAAGAACACAAAGTTCCTTGAAGTTAGACAAAGTTGTGCAGATGATTTATCATATTCCGAATGTGAAATTCTGATAAGTCCTTATGTATAAATATGCAATCAAAGATTTGCAGGAACGCCGACAACATTTAGGTTTATCTTCTCAAGAAGTATCAGAGAAGCTAGGTGTATCGGATAGTCTTGTATCACTATGGGAATGTGGTAAGAAGCAACCAAGCACTATAAATTTTTTTAATTGGTGTCAGGTACTTGGCTTTAATATCATTCTCAATGTTCACTTAACACAAATACCAAAGGGATTTACACCTAGCTTTGATACTAAGCAATGGATTGTAAAAGAGTTTGGTGAAAGGTATAATTATGAAAACGAACTTAAAATCTTTAACAACCATTATCGGGCAAGTGGAACAACTAAATCAGATTGGCACTATGCTTTCCGATCTTGGTTACTCCGTGCCAAAAAATACACGACCAATAGTTCTAACACCTCCGCAGGTACTGAAGAACGCCGTGAACGAATACATAATGTCTTTGCTATTGGCGATAAAAGAGGACAAGGTTGAAGAGTATGTAGCTACAGAAAAAGCAGCACTACTAAATTTACATAGACTAAACAATGCATTACTAGATTGTAAAGATTATATGAAACCTGCTGACCCCAAATATATAGGCACGGCAATAGAAATGTGTGCCTCTACATTTGGGTGTGATGTACCTAATGAACTTGGTTTAAAAATATACAAAGATATCTTAGCTAAATACCCAAGATGCATAATAGAACAATATACAATAGAACTAATTAAGACTTACAAGTACAGGAGGTTGCCTGTACCTGCAGACTTTCTTGCTATCTATGAACCACCATACGAACACGGAATGTTGTTTATAGAAAATACATATTTAAAAACAAAAAAGTTTGCAAACATAGTACAAAAGTGCTATAAAATAAATACGAAAGGAGTATAATATGCAACCGAAAACAAAAGTAGAGCGACCAAAAACTATTGGTGGTTCAGATGCAGTTCGCATTATGGAAGGTGATTGGCACACACTCTGGCTAGAAAAAACAGGGCGTCAAGAACCTGCAAACTTGGATCGGGTGTTACCTGTTCAGATCGGCATTGTTACAGAAGGATTAAACAAGCTATGGTTTGCACAGGAAACAGGGCATAAACTATTATCAGCTAGTAATCAACACGATTTCACAGATGGATTTCGCCACGCTAGTCTTGATGGATTAGTTAATGTTAGTGACAAAATATGTGTCCTAGAGTGTAAGCATACCAATGCCAACAACACTTTAGAAAATGTTATACGAAAATATATGCCACAGCTACAACATTATATGCAAGTTGCAATGATGGATAGAGCGTACCTCTCAGTAATTTTTGGTAATATGAGATACGAATGGTGTGAAATAACATACGATAATGATTACATAAAGATGCTTTACGAAATGGAAGATACCTTTTGGAAGCAACACATACTTACAGATAAAGAACCAGAGAATATAAAAGCAGAAAAAATAGTACACAATTATACAGACAACATAAAAGTAAATGAGATGATTCGTATAGATATGGAGAAGAACAACGAGTTTGTAGCTAATGCACACACTTGGCGTGAAACGAAAATTCCATACGATCAACACCGAGCAGTTGGTAAGGTATTGAAAGAACTAATACCTGCCAACTGTCGTCTTGCTGAAGGTGGTGGTATCAAGATATCAAGAACAAAGGCAGGACACCTAACCATCAAAGAAAACAAAGGAGGTTAATATGATGGCTAATATAGAACCAAGGGTAGCGAGAATACTTAAACAGTATGATTTAAAACCCGACAACGCTTTGTGGGAACTCAAACGAGGTGGTAAAGCAGTACTAATTATGTTGCATAAATACTGCGAACTTGTTGGAGCTAAAGCAGGTATTGTTATTGATGACATTGTAGAAGTAGAAACTAATTCTGCACAAGGTATAGCAGTAGTTAAATGCTATGCTCACAATGACAAGATGAAAGTCATTACCTACGGAGAAGCTAGTCCTAAGAATAGTAAGGTTGCTTATCCATATGCAATGGCTGAAAAAAGAGCAGTAGATAGAGCCATACTTAAACTTGTTGGATTGCACGGCTTTGTGTATTCAGAAGATGAGTTTGATACTACAGACCAGAAGATTGGATCTGCAGATGATGACGCTATCAAAACATTTCTTACTAATATTGAAGGTAGTAAAACACTTAAACAAGCTACCGGATATTATGAAATGGCAAAAGTAAACATAGCTAAAGCCAAGCAGTCCAATCCCGGATTGTATCAAATGGCAACAGCTAAATATGAATCTAAACGAAAGGAACTACAAAGTGTATAACAAGATTCAAATCATTGGCAACCTTGGTGCTGATCCCGAAATTAAACAAACGGGTGCAGGTACTAACTATGCCTTGTTGTCAGTAGCTACAAACAGAGTAGTGAAAGGCGAGAAAGAAACCGAATGGCACAAATGTGTCGTTTGGGACGATAAAATTGCTGACATCTTAGCTAAATATACTAAGAAAGGAAGCAGAGTTTTATTGGAGGGTAGACTTACATACAGAAAATGGCAGACCGAATCTGGTGAAGAGAGAATAAAAGCCGAGATTCATTTAGATAGATTCAACTCAGAAATGAAGTTGATGGACTCTAAGTCTGATGGTGTGCCAATGTCTGCACCTACAGAACAGCCAAAACCAATGGCTGACATAGGTGAAATCATTGATGACGACATTCCATTGTAATGTTTAAAAACCTTATTGTAACTTTGTGGATTGCATTTGACGGACAACTATATGTTAAGTATGCTCTGCCATTGCAACACAAGTGCGATATCTTTACTTGGTGGAGTGTGCAAGAGCAGTACCTACACACTCCACTAAACATTGTTGCAATGAAATGTACTAGAGTTAAAGACTTTAGAATAGATAAAAGGATATATAATTATGACAAGAAATGAAGCACGAGTCTTAAAGTTTGTAGAAGATTTTTTGATGATGTATGGATTTAGTCCTTCGTACAAGGAGATCGCTGAACAGCTTACCTTTGCCTCACCTTCACAAGCACACAAAATTTGTATGCAGTTGGTAAAGAAAGACAAATTAATTAAAGGTGTTGGTGCCAGAAACTTGGAGATAAAATGATAACTAAAATAGAACCTATTACTAAACTAAAACAAAATAGAACTGCACAGCTAATTGCAGAATTGTTTTGGGATCACGATAGACTATCAAGTGGTGGACAAGAAACACTAAACAAGTTAGCTAAAATGTGGGGTGTACCTACAGAAGAAGAAATGGTAGGTACAGACACACATCTTGATGACTTGCCATCTGATACGGAGAGAAAAGATGAAAACTAATTGGAAATATATTGTTTGGGTAGGTGGTGTTGATGACTACTATAAAAAGTATTCAGATGCAAAAAATGCCTATGATGAATGGATTGCTAAAGAATATGACCAAGTAAAATTGGAGGTAATTGATGGGTAAATTTAGCAAAGACAAAGGTTACAGAGTAGAAGCAAAACTTGTTAAAGAGTTTGTTAAAAATGGAATCAAAGCAAGACGACAACCAATGAGCGGAGCGATACCAGATTTCCCTTATGATATTGAAATAAGACAAGAACCTTGGCACAAGTTAAGTGTAGAAGTAAAAGCAAGAAAGGACGGCGCAGGATTTAAAACGCTAGAAAGATGGAAGTCTGGTGCTGACCTGCTGTGCCTACACAAAGATCACGGAACAACAATGGTATGTTTAGACTTGCCTTTATTTATAGATATATTAAAACAAGCAGATAATGAAACACAAGATTAATGATGAAGGTGAAATAGTTGACGAGAACGGAGTTCCAATCAAAGATCACAAAGGACAAGTTATAGTTGTACCACTAGAATATCGGTATCATTACCGACATTATTTAGAAGATGATTAGCTTATAGGTAGAATAAAAGTAGAATTAGTCCTACAACGCCTATAGCTGAGTACAGAGGGTACTTTGCAATTTGAAGTATAATCTTACCCCAAACCTTGCCACATACCCTTCTAGCCTTCTCTATGCCTGACATTTTTACCTCCAGATAATCTATTATGGTTTTTTGTTTTTGTTTTGCCATTGTTGTCCAATTTTCTCTGCACTACGCCCGACAGTATAACCACCAACACCAATCATTATAATATCTAGTAGTGAATTTTGCACGGACTCAGGAATGTTTGGTGCTGTAAATCCAAACCAATGTGCAACCATTAGTCCTGCAAAGAGTAACATCATTATAGGACGCCAACTTCTTTGCAACCAAGTACCTTGTGCTTCTAATTGTATTACAGTAGCGGCGGCCTCTATTTCTTTTAGATCGCCTGTAATAATTTTATGCTGTAACTCAGCTTTAATTTTTTCTTTTTCTGCTTTAGATGTAATTACTTTATCTACAGTAGAGAATATTGATTTTGCTATGGGTGCAAGTAAAGGTAACATTCTATCTCCTATATAACATTATTATAAAATAGATGATCACCATATTCGCAAACAGGTTGTACATCATATGACCATTTAGGCTTGACAGCTTTTGTATGGTAATGAGTAGAGTTTTGTGTATTGTCTGCAATCTTACCAGACACGACAAGAAACGCTATGCCAAGCATTTTGATATATATAGGATCAACCATACTTAACTCTTGCATTTTATCTTTATTAGGATCGCCTTCGTTCCAACAACTAAACTGCCATTCTTTTAAACAAACATCTTTATGAGTTTTGCCATACCACCTACGAGCATTGACTCTATTATTAATAACATTAGCTACACCAATCTGACCATCAGTATCACAGCCACGACACTCTCCCCACATAGTCCTAGCCATTGTATCTAAATCTTCAAAGTTAACTTCAATCATATAATACCTAGTATCTTTAACTCATAATAAATGAAAACTAATAGACCTGCAATAGCTACTACACTTATTATTAAAGTTTTTCTTCTCTCTTGTGCATCTCTCATTTCTCTTAATTGTTTCTTTTTTGCGGCACGAACAGATGCAATCTCTGCTTGTAATCTTTCCCATTGACCTGCCGAGCCATACAAAAGAAAGATTTCTCGCAATTCATTTCTCATATTTCTAAGTTCTTCTTTACGAAGATGTGCTTCTATAGCTTCAGCTTCCACACTACTAAACTTGCCAAATATACTACTACCTTTTTTCTCTGCTTTAACATCAAGGTTTGCTTCACCTATTGCCCATTTAGATATATATCCTGACATAGTAGATAAATCTTTACCTACTTTAATACCCTGCATAATTACTGAGTGTGCAGTTTTAACTGCGGCAAATGCTGAGATTGGATCTATCATTAGTGCAACCTTTGATAAACAAAGTCATCATTCTCAAAGCAAGACGCTTCTATAAACTCAATAGCATCTTCCTTTGATTCAAAATAATTAGCTATGATAAGAACAGTAAAGGATTTCTTTTTATTACGAATAACTTTGTAAGTTAATTTTATATCTTCCATTGTAATAGACTCACTATAACAGTTACCATTACTCCTATAATAGTTGCTGATGAACCCCAGATCAATAGTTCAAGCCTTTTAATACGATATTCTAAACTTTTAATTGCACTCTTAGTCATCTCTCTATACACGGCACATTCACGCTCGTGAGCCTCCATTTCAGAAGCTACAGCTTTTATTGTGCGAGTGTCCATCTATGAGATGTCCAGAAAATATGCTTGTTGATCTTCAGTTATATTAGTCCATTTTGCTTTTACAGCTTTAACTCCGGTAGCATTGGACTTGGTAAAGTTAGTTTCGTTAACATCATTGTAACTAGTTTTATATCCATCTGAAAAAGATACATAAGTTTTTCCATCTATCTCACCCCACCACCAAACTTGTTTTTGGTGCCACTCATTATCAGTTTGTTTATCTGTCCAATCTTCAGACGATTTCATAGATTCAGGGTGTTTAACATCAATCATTTTTTCTGTTGTGTGATATAATTTCATAATATTCTCCTATGGTCTTAATCTATGCCAACCGTGGTAATTAGTATTAACAGTTGACCCTAAATTATAATAATAATTATTACCATAGCCATATATTGTTCCATCAGATGTACGGACATAGTGTGTCCAATATCCACTATAGTAATGACCCATTGATATAAAGTCTTCTATTGCAATATCTGTATTACCTATATAACTAGAACCTGATGATTCTGTATGATTCCAAGGCGAAGGATATAAAAATGCACCATAATAACTTGTAGCACTTGTTGTAGCTTGATATGGGTGTGCAGTAGAATGATAACCCCACAACCATAAACGACCTTGAGTATCTAAACCATACCACCCCGGAGCATTATATCCACTTGTTCTCATTGGAAAACAAGCCTTCATTGTTGTTGATGGAAATACTAATGCAGTTTTACTAATTGTACCATCAGCACTTGAGTTAACTGTAAAGTGTTGATATGTATCAAATGAAGCAGTAGAAGGTATATTAACACCTGTAGTAGATGATGTATTGCCTTGTAATTGAGCACCATTAGAGTTATATCCAACCATTCTAAAGCCGTTGCCTGTGTTATTAGCTACTGTAAGTTGGTACATATCACCCGGCCCATCTGTAGTATTTGCATTACTTGAGTCTGAATC